TGTGAGCCGTGGGAAGGTCAGGTGCTAAGCATATCTGGGAAGAATGAGAATTATCCAAGTCTTGATGCGGCAATAGCGGACGGACTCTTTCATCCTAACTGTTATTCAGAAGACACGGAAGTGTATACAGACGAAGGGTGGAAGTTTTTCCATGAATTGAATGGCCATGAAAAAATATTTGCCCTGAACCCGGATACGCATATTCCAGAATGGGTGAAATATAATAAAATAATATCCTATCCAGTAAACGGGGAAATGGTGTCATTCAAAAGCAATTCTTTTGACTTACTAGTGACCAAAAATCACATGATGTATGTAGGTCTCAATTCTCATTCAAGTGGTGGTAAAAAAACTGTTAACTGGAAGTTGATTCCAGCTGCTGATTGTTTGGGGAAAAATTTCAAGCAATTGAGATGTGTTAATTGGAAAGGCGAACTGACTGAAGAATTTATGGGAATACCCATAGAAGATTTTGCTATGTTGCTTGGATATTACTTATCTGAGGGGCATACCGAGAGGAACAAAAAGGGTGAGCCGTTCAGAGTTACAATAACCCAAAAACCTGGCAGTGCAAGCTCTGACAAAATGCTAAAAGACTTATCAAAGCTTGGGTTTAGGAGGTGTGGCAAGAGGATATATAAGGGCAATAAGGAACTATCCTTATACCTAAGCAAGCTTGGGAAAAGTCACGAAAAATATATCCCTGAGTGGTTTATGAATCAGCCGCCCTATGTTTTGGAAAAGTTTTTAGATGCATTTAGGTTGGGTGATGGAAGTGAAAGAACAAGATTATATAAAAACTCTTACGTTATAACAAAGGAATATTTTACATCAAGTAAGAAAATGGCTGGACAGATAGGAGAATTAATTGTAAAGACTGGACATTATCCGTCTTTCGGTATAATGGCGAAAGCAGGGGAAATTGTCAAACATCACAATGGAGAATATACTACTAATCATGATGTGTTTGTTATAAGACAAAATAATATTAAAGCATCATACCATAATGTTTCACCATCCATCGCTCATCAAGGTATACAGAGCGAAATAATAAACTATAGCGGGATGGTTTGGGATGTTGAGCTTGAAAAATATCACATACTCTTTGTGAGAAGAAACGGAAAAACAGCGTGGAGCGGAAACTGCGGCCATTCACTAGGCGCATATATACCAGGTCTAACTGAAAAACCAACACAAGCAGAAATGGGCAAAGGTGACTTCGAAGAAGCGCAAGAGCAACGAAGACTTGAACGTGAAATTCGACGATGGAAGCAACGACAAGCTGTTGCGATCACGGATGAGGAAAAGAAGAAAGCAGCAGCAAAGGTCAGAGAAAAGCAAGCAGCATTACGAGAGTTTGTAGACACTACAGGAAGGAATAGACAAAGAGATAGAGAGCGTATATAATAAACTACAAGATGCCAGGTGCATCTTGAATACAAAAGGGAGGCCGACAGAATGCTTGACGCATTGAGGCGTGATTTCAACTTGCAATTATTTGCTGAGGATGATCCTGGAGATCAATCCTCGAATGAAGATAAGCAGAAAGAAGTAGAACAAAAAGAGCAAACGGGACTGGATCCTGAAGCTCTAAGAAAAGAGTTGGAGTCCGTCAGAAAAGAGGCGGCCAAATATCGAACTGAGCGCAAGGCTTTAGCTGAGGAGATAGAAACACTAAAAAAGAACCTTGGTAAAGCGCTCGGATTCGAGGACGACAAGGGCAAAGCAGATGTGAATGCGGCTTTAGAGAAGATACAGCAACTGCAGAACGAGATTCAAACTGAGCGGTTGCAAAATCTCTTCAACAAAGCAGCGATCAGCGTAGGAGCTGATATCGAGCTCACGTGGGCGTTTCTTAAGGGGACAGACAAGCTGACTCCAGGAATGTCGCAAGAGGACATTGAGAACGTTCTCAAGGAGACACTTGAAGCATATCCGAAGTTGAAGGTTGAGGAGACACCAAAAAAGAGTGGCGGTGCTTTCACTCAATCGAAGGATAAGGGCGGAAAGGTCGATATGAACGTCGCCATTAGAAGGATGGCGAGGCGGTAAAAAAAAAGACGAAAGGAGAGATATGAATGACTCAAATAAATACGAGTGGACAGTTCGCGACCACTGAAGCAGATGCGCTCCCTCTTATCCCTCAAGAGGTAGCGAGCGAAATCGTCAACGGTATAACCGAAGCTTCAGCAGTGCTGAGCTTGTTCAGGCGATTACCTAATATGAGCTCAAGGACGCTTAGGATGCCTGTCTTAAATTCGATGGGAGCCGCAAACTTTATTGCGGGGACTGTGAATGATGATTTAACTTTGGGGGCAGACAACGAGGCGCCCGACAGCGTAGCAGAGGATGGGATCCCTGGACTCAAGAGCACTCATCAGATGGAGTGGACGAACGTCTACATTCACGCTGAACCGTTGGCGATCATATTACCGATCGGTGAAGACGTGCTTGAGGACAGTCAGTATCCTATTTGGGATGAGATTCGACCCCGCATCGTAGAGGCATTTGGTATAGCAATTGATAATGCTGTGATATGGGGACAGGGGAGACCTGCTTCATGGCCGAGCGGTATCGTGCCGACAGCCATTAGTCGTGGATTCACCTATGCCGAGGGTGCAGGAACTGCTTTAGTTGACTCTACGTCAGAGGCTATGGGGCTTTTGGAGGCGGTTGGTTACAATCCGAACGGATGGATCATCGATCCTGTGGCTAAGAAGGATCTTAGGAGCTTGACGGATACCATGGGTAGGCCGCTGTTTGTACCTTCACTGACGCAAGGCGAACCGAGCACGCTTTGGGGATTGCCGATCGAGTACGTCAGGAACGGAACAATGAGGAGAGCGACTACGAGGTTTATCGTAGGAGATATGAACCAAGCTGTATACAGCATAAGAACTGACATGCGCTTCGACATCTTCAGAGAAGGCGTCATTACCGACAGTAATGGTGTAGTGGTCGCTAACTTGATGCAGAACGATATGGTCGCATTGAGAGTTGTTATGCGGCTTGGATGGGCGGTGCCTAATCCGATTCACGCAATGGGCACCGACCGAAGCGAGAAGTATCCGTTCGCGATACTAACGGCAGCTTAGTGAGGTGGGGAGGCAACTCCCCACTTTGCTGATGTGGGGGTGAATATGGATGGCATATGCGACGCTTTCAGACTTAGCACAATATCTCAGAGTCCAAGAATCCGAGTTGGATGACGACTCAGAACGGCTACTTGACTTCGCGAGCACGTTAATCGACAAATATACGCTTGGCAGAATTGATGTGAACAACGAAAAACACATGAAGGTTGCTAAAATGGCCACGTGCGCACAGGTTGAGTTTTGGCAAGCTACGGATGATCCTATGGGCGTGCTCGAGACTTACAGCAGCTTATCATTGGGCAGCTTTAGCGCATCTCGTAATAACACCTCACCTTTAGCTCCAAACATGCCGCTTGCACCTCGTGCGTATCAAGTGCTATTCATGGAAGGCTTGCTTTATAGAGGCGTCGACATAAAATGATACCGAGCGTGCTTCTTTGCCACGTAGTGACTGTTAAAGAATACAAAGGCGACGGGCCGTTCGGGCCTTCTTACGATAATCCTTATGAGACACGTTGCTACTTTGAGAAAAAGCGCGAGCTCGTGAGGGATTCTACTGGCCAAGAAATCGTATCAAGCGCACGTGCATTTATGCCGCCAAGCTACGAGCCACCTCCTAAAAGCATTGTTACTTTTGAAGGCGAAGACTACGAAGTTATCACCTCTGCACGGTTCGACAATCCTTTAGCTCATGCAAAACCACATCACACAGAAGTGACGTTAAAATGAGCGTGTTCATGCGCTGGTATGGCGATGACGTAAAAAAGAAGATTAACCAAGCTCAAATTAAAGCGTTGCGTGATTCCGTCGAACATCTTTTAACCGAAGCGAATAAGACCAATCCGTACCGTGAAGGAACGCTGGAACGATCAGGGAGCACCGACGTTGACGAGTCATCGCTTCAGGGGTCTGTTTATTACGATACACCGTATGCAATAAGGATGCATGAAGAGCCAGGATTGAAATATACTGATCCGAAAGCACGCTGGAAGTGGCTTGAAATGACAGTTAAAGAGCAAACCGACAGAGTCGTAGAGTACATCAGGAAACACTTGGAGGATGCTCACAGATGAGCGTAGTTACTGATGTAATGAAATATCTAGCAGAAAGGGGAATTGTAAGTTACAGCGAAACTGGAGGCGCAAACAATATCTTCATGGGAAGACTACCAGCTGAACCTTCATTCGCCATTGCTGTTAATCCTTCGGGAGGATACAACACATCTATAAAGCACGATTACGACCTACCAACGATTCAAATATTAGTAAGGGGGACGGTTGATCCTCGCACGGGATACGAGAAGGCACTTGCTATATATGATGCGCTACATGGCTTTGGAAGTGGAACTTTTGTTGCTGGAGGATATTGGGTGGTAAAATGCGAGGGGATACAAAGCGAACCCGTCTACATAGGACAAGACGAAAATGGACGGCATATGTACACATTAAACTTTGCGTTGGAGATCAAGAGACCTTCAACGCATAGAGAATGACAAAAGGGGTGATATAAATGGCTTTGGCTAAGGTTTTAGCAAGAGATTGGACGCTTGAGGTTGAAGGCACTACGACTGGCACCTTTGTGCCAGTTGGTGGGATTAACACTTTCGGCTTTGGTGGCACTAAAAATGATACCGACACAGGGGATT